TTTCAAAAGTATTATTATCAAAATCTCCTATTAAAGTAGTTTCAAACTTAATAGGAATATCAGACATGCTAAATTCTTGTACACTAAATTTTGGAGCAGTATACGGATCAGGATCAAAATTTGTTAATAAATCGTCATTAAGATTTCTATTTGTCTTAAATTTATTCTCAAATTCATAGGTTGTGTTTATGCCTCTATTTTCAACTATGTTAAATCCAGTATTATAATGCTTTACAATAGATTTAACTAAATTAAATGTAACGCCATCTATAACAATTCCAAATGGAGAATCCCAACAAGCTGCATCCCAATAAGAATAATCCCATACGGCAATATCGGGAGAATTTTCATTTTTAACAGAAGCTAAATGTGATCTTTCATTTTTTACAAGATTTATTAAATCAATAATCAATCTAAAATTTAAATTTTCTGGAGTCTCTGGAAACTCTAAATTAAATTTATATGGAGGTAATGGAACTATATTTTTATACCATACAACCACCTTTGCATTTATATTAAGTATCTTAAAAAGTTTTTCAATTGCATCAATAGTACCTATATTGGGTTCAACAAATACCTTATAATAAAGAAGCACTGACTCTTGTTGTTCTTCAGTTAGATTAGCTCCAAAAAATGTAGTTAATACTTCATTTAAATTTTCGGTTGTTTTAAATGTGAATATTTCACTATTTAAAATTAAATCCAATACAGGAATCAAATGTTTGTATAATGGATAATCTTTTAAATATTTTGGTAAAAAATATGCGGATGAAAATTGTTTAGTCATATTTAGCTTAATAAAATATTGACATTTATAGCCTTAAAGAAATCATTTTTTAGGACAGAAATAGTTTCAGCTCCAGTCGGAGTAAATGTAATTCCAAACTTAGCAGATAATTCTAAACATAAATTCATAGCTGTTAAAGTTTGATTCTTTTCTAAAAATTTTAAACTTTTTTCTTTAAAAAATTGAATTATTTGTGAATACAATTCAACGTAATACTGTTTAGGATCAACCCTGCATTCAAAAGTAAATGTCTTTCCCAAATCAATTGTTTTTGTATAAAAATTTACATTAATACCAAGAGCTCTTCTTTTATCTAGCATTTCTTGAATTTTTGTAAGAGTTTGAGAAGTGTATGTATTTTTTACCAATAAAGTTATTTCTTGATCCGTGTCTGAATTATATGAAAGAACGTCGTATAAATACGAACCAAATTCTTTTAAGATAGCTACTTTATAATCTTTATCTTGAACAATTCTACCATCAATTGGATAGTATCTTGCTAAATTTCTAACTTGCTCTATATCTGGCTCAAATGAAGGATTTAAAATTATTGTTTTCTTTTCACAAACTAAATTAGCTGAATACATAGTTGGAGCATCTTCAATTTGTTCCAAAATATCAGTGTCATAAGAAATACAAGTGTATGAAATATTAGCTGAAGTAGCATTGTAAAATCCTATAGTACCATTTCCTAAATAAATTTTAGTAGTGAAATATAAAATTCGCCTTAATAAAAATTGATCTAAATCCCCATATATTGAACTATCTGCGGACAACTCTTTTTGCACAGAATCAATTTTTAAAGATTCTAATTGAGATGCAATATATTTATCTCTAGTAATAAATGAAAATACTTCATTAGGTTTACTGTCTAAAATAGCTTGTGAATATTCATTTTTATATCCATAAATACACCTAACTGGAATAGCAGTTATATATGAAGTGATTTGGTATGAATCAGCTGCATAAAAATAATAATTTCCCAATGATCCTAAAATATCTCCTTTATTAATTACAACTTCTGCAACAGCAGAAGCGTCTAATTTAAGGTATAGATCCACTTCAGGTGCATAAGATGGTGCAATTAAATATCCTTTATTAGCGGCCAAATTGAACACATTAGTATCTACTGTAGCATGGTCTAAACTTGATTCTCTAACTCTAGATAGTTCATGAAATACTTTAAATGCAGCTAATCCAGATAATAAAGTCAAAATTATACTACCATCTGAAGTAGAATAAAATGAATCTTTCCAAACTTTTCCGTCTGGAAGACTGCTAATATACCCTTGAACATCCTCTTTTATTTTTTCAAAAGATAATGATTTAGAATTTATAACTTTTGAAAGTTCGTCAATATTTATAGTGGCCATATATTATATTCTAAATGAAGTTTGTTGTCTTAAATTTATATTTTTAATAGTGTATGCTATATTTACAATATATTCACTATTTATATAATCTGGAATAACGTCTGAAGCTTTAATGTCAGGAATAATGCGAGAATCTTTTGATAAAATTTGAATCAAATGATTTCTTAATGAGAATGAATTAGCGTCGCTTATAGTTTCAAATAAATAGCTAGCAATTTTTTGATTAGTAAAATCAAATAAAATATCTTTATCTCTTAAATTTAGAATATTTTTTAAAGAATTTCTTATTGATTCAATATTTACAAGCCTAACCTTTTCTAAAGGATTTGCTTTATTTATATCTGAATAAATTTCGGCTGTAACAATTGTTCCCATATTAGGCAAATACTAATTTTATTATCTAGCATCTGCCTAATAATAAATTGACTATTAGTTTATTGATTTATTGTAATAGATATTTTAACTTTTCTATTCAAAGAATGAGCTTCTTCTGTGTTTCCAGCATTTTCAATAACAGAATTTCCAAAACTTACAAGATTAAATGAATCTTTGGAATATCCATATTTTGTAAATTCATTTCTAACTGCTTCGGCTCTTTTCATTCCAAGAACAAAATTGTATTCCTTTGTTCCACGTTCATCAGCATAACCAGCTAAATTGATTTTAACTACTTTATCATTTTGAAGAATTCTTGAAAATTCTTTAATTTTATCTTTTCCTAATTGTGATAATTCATAAGAATCAAATTTGAAAAAAACTTCATTTTTAGAATTTTTAATTATAAATGATGATGTTCCAGACTTAGGCGATTCCTTTACAACAGCAACTTCAATTGGTTTTACTTGAGGCTTTGGTTGTGAAGATTGAGGAACTTTTGATGTGCAACTAACAACTGCACTAAGAGCTAAAAAAAGAAATAGTTTTTGCATATATGAAAAATAAAATTAATTTCAACTGATACATAATAGATTATAAAGAAAATATTATTTATTAATAAAAATTCCTGGATTTGGAACGGCATTCTTTGACCAATCAGTCATAGAATTTAAAAGATCAGTACTAGGCTTTATAGTATTGATTAAAGTTTCATATTGTTTTTGGTATTGATATGATTTAGTAACTATTTTATTTTGTTTTCCGAATAAAGATTGAAGATCGCTTGGAAGTGATTGTAGCTCTTCTAAAGAAATTGTCCCAACTGTGCAAAATTGAGGTAAATCTCCAGCTTTAATTTGATTAATTAATTGATTTATCAAATCTTTAATCCATGTAGGGAGAATTATTTCTATTTCAGAAAGAGCTTGAATAATTTTATTTATATCAATTTGTAAATTAGCAATGGCTTTAATGAGATCTTCAATTAATTTAATTAATTCATAAATTTTGCATGAAATCATTTCGATTTTTCTAACTAATAAGACAAAATCATCGAACTGCTGTTTTGCTTGAGTAGTCCAACTTGGAACAATATTTTTTTGTTTATAATTAGTCATTGAGGTAAATATATTCGTTTTAGCCCAAGTAGTCATTCCAGTAAAATCCAATAAATTAAATATCGGCCCATTAACAACTGGAAGAAATTGAGAAGAATCCATATTTCCAAACCATTGATCAAAAACCCCAGAATCAGTATTGGCAAAAGATGAAGCTCCACCTGGAGGAGTCATTTTTAGTTCAGGCGGAGCTGAACTGTTAAATGTATCTAATAATTCTTTTTGAACTTTAGGATCCATTTCTGAAACCACATCTTTATAATTAGTTTGAGAATCAAACCCATCTTGCAATTGAGAATGCGCATCAACTACTTGAGTTGCATATTTTGCATTCATAGAAGCTAAAGAACCAGTAGCGTCTAATTGACTTAAAATTAATTTTGCTTTTATGTTTTCTAGTTCTTGTTTTCCTTTTAAAGCAACCAAATATTCTTCAGCTTGCAATAAAGGATCTGAAAGATCTACCTCTTCCTTTTTAAGAGTCATATCTTTTGCGCCAGTTAATTTTGAAGCAAATGCTTGAAAGGTAGCTCTAAGCTCATCAGATTGTTTTTTCATGTATTCTGAAGTTGCTGCATAATCTGTAACAAATGAATCAACTAAACTTTCAATAAATGAAGTGATTTCTTCTGATACCTCTATATTAGGATCTACTAATGGAGGTACTACAACAGGTACCGCTGGAACTGCAGTATATGGACCACCAGCATAAGTTGCAGGAGTGCCTACAAATAAACCTTGAACAGGGGTTCCATTTATGGTGCCGAGCATAGCATTAGCTGAATTTATAATTCCATTGACCACAAATTGAGGAACTGTAATAGAGTAAGTTCCAGTTTGGTATGCTTCAGCTATAGTTTTCTTTATTAATGTTCCAAGATCTAGATTAGTGGTGGTACTTTTTACATTCCATGTAGTAATGTCTTGATTCTTTAAAGTAGCTTTTTCACTTATTGAAGTTGCTATATTATTAAAACTGGTTGATTTACAATTGATATTATTTTTTGCGATTAAATTTATAGATTGATCACTGATAAAAGATATGTCATTTGGAGTTTTTACAAAAATGCGTCCTTCTTTATCTATCTTCAATAAAGCTTTTGAAGGATTTAAGTAAAGTTCAACATAATCCTCTTGTCTATTTATTCGAAGCCAAGAAGGCAATGATTGAGGTCCAGCCCAAGTTTTACCCATAGAATTTGGATAACTTTCTTTAAATATTTCTGGAAAACTTTTTTGTGATAATAATGATGAAATGTATTGCCCAGATAGAGGATCGTCATTCAGAAATTCTACAAAAACATTTGAATACAACCTTGGAATATTTATATCTGTATTGTCTTGAGTTCCTCCGATAGAATGAGCTGGATATATCAATGGTAAAGCTTTAATATCTTTTTCATTGGCTTCAAAAATCCCTGGAATTTTTACTCTTATGCCACCACGCTTATCCGGATCAGATGAATTATCGACTACAATACCAAAATGAATTCCCCTAAGTTTTACTTCTAATTTAAATGCTTTGTCTAAAGGAATGTGCATACTGTATCTTAATGATAAATTTATATTCAATTAATAGTAGAATATAAATTAATTAATTGCTTGTGCATCAGTAATTTCTGGAATAAAATGTTTTAATACATTTAAAATTCACCTTTTAATGTTGCAGAAGATGAAGGACATCCACGACAAGCTCCTAAAAGAATAAGTTTCACAATAGTATTTTCATAACTAACGAATAGAACTTCTCCGCCATCTGCAGAAACAGCCGGTTCAATATATTGCTTTAAATACCCTTTAATTTGCTTTACAATTTCAGAGTCAGTTTCTAATACCTCATTTGTATATTGCTGCATTTCTTCTTGTGTAATTTGTTTTTTTGTAGTTTCAATTTTCAATGATTCAAAATTACGTATGTAATTATTAATAGAACATTGAATATTTGATAAAAGTTCTTTATTTTGAATTTGTGTGGCGTCATTAAATGTTAATGTAACAAAAATTTTGTTAATAAACACGCTTTCAACTTCTTCATTAACGAATAACATGTCTATGAATTTATCTATTCCTATTTGAGAACGAGAAAAAATAATAGGTCTATCTATATCAAAAGTTTTTCCTATTAATTCAAATTTAATTGATTTAGGATTTGGAGTTGATTTTATTTCTAAAAACATAGTGAAAATAAAGTAAAGACAATTTCAGGATTTGATAGTTTTAAAGCTATCTTTGGAGTGGTGCATAAAGCTATCGGTTTGCTAGGATTTTCAGAGCATTTCTTAGCCAGTTCACCAAAAAAATTTAAGTCGTCTGATAATATAGTAAAAGTTGATGGAAGATCTATGTACTGATTGGACTCATTTCCTTGTATAATTTTATAATCTTTTAAAGTAACGTACCATTTACATTGAGTATGAGTCCCAAGTACCAAACAGTCTATAATTCCTTCAAGCATTAATATTGGAGTTTCCATATTATTTTATAATAGATAAAATTTCTTCGTATGTATTTGCTTCAATTTTATCTTCTCTAAAACTTTTAAAAACTGGCAAAAATAAAGTGTTATTCTTTGCATCTACATTATTAAAAATCACTGTACATATTTTTCCTATAATTGATTGAATATTTTCAAATGTTTCAGCTCTTTCTTTTTCAGTAAATCCAGATCCTACACGAGTTTTTATTTTTCCGCATTTAGATTGAACTATCAAAGCTCCAATCCAATTTGATTCCCTTTCATGAATAGTATAATCAACTATTTGAAATTCTGCGTCATGCTCTGCCTTAACCTTTACTCTATATTTTGATCTCTCTAATTCAAACAATTGTTTTGCGTCATTTGCAATAACACCTTCTTCTCCTTGTTTATAATAAAAATCATTCCAATTGTATACTTCTTCAAGAGAAGATACTTTATGATGTTCTAATATTTCATATACAGTCCCAGTAGAAAATGTTTTTAATAATTTTAAACGATCCTCAAATGTGTACCCATAAAAATCTTTATTCACGTATTTTTCTAATGGAAGTATATCAAAAATATGTAATCTTAAAGAATCAACTGGTAAAGTTGAAGCTAATCCCATTTTTAAAGCAGAATTTACTATTCCAGCAGTTTGTTGGCGCGTAATAGATACTAATTCTCCGAATACAGCATAATTTTTAAAAATCTCTTCCATCTCTTTATCCATGTGAGGTAAAATTATATCTCCTCCATTTCTTGTATAAAATTTGCCTTTTACATAAGTGCAATTTACTCCATCTTTTTTTACGCTTACATACGCATTTGTATAATCTATTCTTGAATTTTTCATAGACTCAGCTCTCATACATTCAAAAACCTCTATTTCAGGTATTCCAGGATATGAAGCTATAACTTTATTAAATCCAGCAATAGCCATTCCTATTACCAACTTTCTTGTTAATGCTTTTAAATAAAAATCCAATTCTTCTTTTGTTTTACATGTTTTAGCAAGATTTTGTAAGACATTCAAATACTCATGTTTTTTGAAACGATAGTTGTCTTTTAATTTATTATATATTTGATTTATAAAAAATTCTTCACTAGGAGTTTCAGAAAGATTTATAGCAGAGAATAACCCTTGATCTAATTTTGGAGAAATTTTATTAACGTCTGAAATATATGAATTTATAGTATAATTAAATTGTAAATCAAACAATTTATAAATTATGTCATTTTCAATATCTGAAATCCCATCAAAATATGTTTGTAAAATTTCTTTTTTAGTATTAGTTGAACTTGTGTTTTGAATTAAATCCAAAGTTGAAACCCATTTTTTCATAATTTTTAATTTAAATTTGATGTTATATAACAATTTTGATTATGATATTTATTTATATATGCTACGCTTGTACTTTGCTTTAAACAAACAGTACATTGCAACATAGGTTTATTTTTCAAAGTTTGAGCAATTTTATCCTTAGTGCTTTCGGATAGAATACGCCCTTTTTGAGAATTTGACATTTTTGATTTTGTTTTTTCAGAAATAATTTTATTTTTATTTCCTTTAGATATTTTTTCTTTTGTTACTTCAGAATGTTTTTTTCCTATATGACTTTTTGCTATTTTTTCTTTTGTTTTATTAGTTAAATTCTTTCCTATATGACTATTTGACATTTTAATTTTAGTTTCCTTAGAAATATTTTGCTTAGAAATAATCATTTTTTGTTTAGTTTCTTCTGATATTTTTTTTCCTAAATTCGCTTGTCTTAATTTTTCTTTAGTTTCTTCTAGTACTGTTTTTCCTTTTCTAGCTAATGACATTTTAATTTTAGTTTCTTCGGAATGTTTTGTACCAGTTAATTTTGTTCTTATTTTGTCCTTTGTTTTAACGTGTTGCTTTCCATTATTATTTCCTCCTAATTTTATATTATACCCATTAGGATAAATAGAGTTAAATTCTGAAATATATTTTATTTCCAAGTCATTTAACTCTTCTTGAGAATTTGCATAACAAATTAATTCTGATTTGAAATTATTAAACCCATATTTTTTAATAGCTTTTTTAAATAAAGATCCAGATCCTTTGTATTTACCAGATTTCCAATATTCTTCATCAGTAGTTTGGCCTATGTAAGGTTTATTATTTATTAAATTTGTAGTCTTGTAAATAAGACCATAATATTTTAGGTTCATACATTAATTAATACTTATTAAAATAATAACATTAAAAACTACTTAATAGAAGCAATATCAACTAATGTTTGTACCCATTTTTTCATATATTATTTAATTAAATATTCATTTTGTTTTTCCCCAAAGCAACCAAGCCAATTATCTTCCATATATTCAATGAATTCATTTTGACTGTCAACTGGAACATTTATTTGTATAATAGTATCTTTTGTAGATTTATTAATCTTTTTAGATTTTATAACACACTTAATGTTTTTTAAATCATTCTCAAATGCATCCACTTCCTCTTTAGGATAATTTAAATTAATTTCATAAGTATTCATATACGTTCAATTAAAAGTTATTCAAAGGTCTATTTAGTTTATTTTCAATTACATACTTATTATACGCTTCAGCAGCTAATCTAGCTGTAGCATAAGTTCCAATATACACATGTTTTTTCTCAGGTGAAGGAGTTATAAATTGAGCGTGATATTTACCACTTCTAATGTTAAAACTAACTCCTTTATAAGTGAAATCTCTTTTACGTTTAATTTTTTCTATCATATACCGATTTACTAAATATTAACTACGAGTCTTTTGAAACCGCAATTTTCTTTATGTTGAATATATAATTCTAAACTTGTAGAAGAGGCTGAAAAATATTTAAAATTTTTAGATAGCCTGTATCCAGATTTTGAATAATAAGAATAGAGCTTATAAGCTTTTTTAATTATTGAAGGATTTTTAAGAACCAATAAAAGAATGTTTGACATAAAGAGACAAAATAAATTACATTTTGAGAAATTCACCTGAACTTCTCTTAGATATTTATACATATAACATTTTTAAATGTACATAAGTATTTTAAGTTTTTTTAAAAAAATTTTGTGAAGCTAATTTAACCTTACTCTCATCATACAATTTTCTAAATGAAATTATTGCTTTTAATTGAACAATGCCAGCAAAACCTCCGGAATTTATAACTTTTTTATGAAGCTTTACATACCTAGGAAATTTATTCTTAAGTTTTTGAAAACACTGGTTATGTAATTCCACTGTTCTAAAAGCAGCGCAACCTCCAGCAGTTTGAGTTGCTCCACAATTTATAAAATACTTTAATGACACTTTGTTCTTGTATCCCTTAGATAAAAGCTGCATCATTAACCAATAATCTTCACTGACTTGAAATGAAAGCCAGTCTAATTCGTCAACTGGCAATTTAGATCCATTATAAAAGACGTTTCCACATGGTCTTGCGCATTCTAACTCTTCGCCTTCTGGATACATTGACCATGTAGCTGCAAATCCAGAAGCTACAACGTCTTCTTGATCTAAATTTTTATCCATTAAATCAAAAGCTTCATCGAATATCTCTGGCGTCATTTCTGGTTTATTATGAAGAGTAATATCTGGTCTATAATGAAATACTAAGTCATCATCAAATACAGCATATTTTATACCTCTATGTTTATCGGCGATTAAATATCTAGTCTTAGCAATACCAATATCATTTGGAACTACCATTACATTTTTATCTTTAAACCACTCATGATTAGATTCTTTTTCCTGAAGAACAAATGTTACTTTAGATTTCCATTTATCTGGAATATTTGAGTATGTGATTTGATTTTCTAATCTTCCTAAAGTTGGAATTATTATTTTATCTATTGCCATATTTATATTATAACTAGAGTATTTTTAAGTTCTTAATGATATATAATTAGATTAAGAAACTTTTTACTTCAGTATTGGATAAAATTCTAAAAGGCTTTAAAGAAACTTGTAGACTCATATACATAGGCTTACCGTTTGGCAATTTGGCTTTGCTTATAGTTGGAGTACAAGATTCAAGAACATAGACTCTAGTGCTGGCAAAAAATCTTCCTATTTTAATAGCAATTTTTCCACCAGGATCTTTAGGATCAGGAGAATAATTTAAAGGCGCTTTCATAGTTATATCAAAACTTGCTGAAGCGTCAAAATCTGGATTTGTTAAATCAAATAAAGGTTTTAAATTTAAATTTAAGTCTTCGTCTTCCCTTGAAGCTATTAATAAACAGTTTAAGCTAATATCTAATGATTTAGAATTATTGTAGTATAAAATTGTTTCACGAAAATTTTTAATATCTGTTTGAGCACCACCTAAGAGTTGTTGTCCAGCTCTTATCGCCGTAGTAACTCCACCTAATGAATTCATAATTCCTCCCTCTAGTGGAGCTTCCCATTGATTTCCAGTATTAAATGAAACTTCATCAGCAAGTAACAAAGTTAAATTTCCAGAACCATAATCAAGAACCACTATATTATCTGGATTCTTTTTTGCAATGTCAATAAAATTATACGAAGCCATATTTATTTATAATAAGATTCAATTGGTTCAATATGGTTTTTTGATAAAAACTTAATACTATCAGAATTTAGTGATCCAATAAAATCAGTTAGTTTTTCTATAGAATCAAAGATAGACTCTAATTGATCTTGATAATATTCTAAATCTTCTTCATTTGCAGAAGAATACTCTTTATTTAAAGCAACATAATTTTTTATTAAATCCATGCACTTTTTTTCATTTGAAACTTTTATGAAAACCAATTTTCGGCTATTTGATTCTTTAGGATTATAAACATAAATAGAGAAATATTCGCCATTAAAGTATTTCTCTGGAAAAGCTAAAAATCCATCTCTTAAAGATGGCAATATTTTTTCTGAAATTATAGACTTTGCCATATCTTTAATGTTTTGAATATTAAAAGATTTTTTATATTTTATTAACATATTTTCGGTAAATATCAATTTTATAATACATTTCTAAAATCTAATTATTTATTACCCATCTAATAGCGCTAGAAATACTATCGTCAACCATAGGTAATGAAGAATTTTTAGAACTTTGCGGAATAGACATTTGAGGACTAGGTATACTCTGTGCTACAGCTGAAGAAATCATTTTAGAAGATTCGGCTTGAGCAGTTTTAGCCTCAGTTTCTTTTTTCTTGTCGTAGTCAAAAACAGCTGAATCTATTTTAGTCATTTTTGCAGGTTCTTTAATTTCTTGAGGAGCAACAATTGGAGTTTGCATTAATTCTTCTTTTTTTCCAGGAACTTCAGGAATTCCATTACCGTATTTTTCTAAAAGAGCATCAGCTTTTTGTTCACCTTTTTTGTACTTATTATCCATAACTTGATAAATTTCTTTATAAGAACGAGGAGTTCCGTCTTTATTATAGAAAATAGATTTATTCGCAGCTGCGGCTGCTTTAAATTTAGGATCATTCGCTACAATATCATCACCTCTTTTATTCTTTGCATTTAAAAAATCTACAGCTCCTCCAGCCCCTAAAAAATGCCCCATATACATGTCAGTGCCAGTAGCTTTTTGTCCTGTTCCTTTTTCAATTTTCTGTTTATTTTCAGCAGCAAATAAAGCAGCCATTTGAGCAGATTTTTGCGGATCAAATCTATCTTCTTGAGAATAATTTAATCCATGCTTTTTATTCATGTCGTCCCAAGTTCCTTGAGTAAATTGATAAAGACCAGAAGCAGATGATGTCCCAGCTTTAGCATTTGGATTAAATCCAGACTCTAAATAAGCTGTAGTTTTGAGATAATCAGCCATTTCTTCACCACCAGATTTTCCTAAATATCCACCAGCTAATGCACCAACTCCAGCCCCAATAGCTGTTCCTATAATAGGAACGAATGAACCAATTGCGGCCCCTGCAGCTGCACCAGCTAGTGCTCCTCCAGCTCTTCCACCATTTTTATACTTATTCTTTTTAGAAAGTTGATCATATTCTTCTTGAGTTATTTCCCCATTCTCAAGTTTTGTTTTTAATTCTTTTTGTGTAGTATTATAATCAATAGCTGCTCCCCCTACTTCAAAAGCTCCAGCTAATACTGCTCCACCTACTTTAGCCATTTTTGGTGCGTATTTTAATGCAGTTTTTGCAATATTTTTAGGTTTCTTAAGAAGATCTAACAATCCTCCTCCGCCTTCCATATTTTCAACTTTATCAGTAAGTTTATCTAAATTTTTGTTTACGTCTTCTAGCTCTTCCAATTGTTTTTTATTGTTAAGTAACAATAAATTAGTCAATTTTACGCCTTTGATTTCAGTTTCATTTGGTAAAATAGAGTCTTCTTCAGAATCAGTGTTTGTTAAAGATGACCCAAATCCAATATTCGAATCTTCTAAAACGCTAACATTCTCCATTCCAGTTTCTATGTCGCCTAAAATAGATTCTTCAGTTTTAGGAGTTTTAGATGATTTAGATTTTAGTTTTGGAGATTCTTCAAAGCTAAAATTGGTATCATCTTGATTTTGATTATTAACGCCATTAATTTTATTTTGAATTTCTTCTATTTTTTTAGTTTGAGCATCAATTTTTGTTTGTTTATTTTTTGATTTCCTTCCTTTTTGCAGTTTATCTAATAAAGCCTGTTGTTTTTGAAGTTCTATTGTCAATAATTTCTGTTCTGTTTTTTCTTGAACTTCTTTTACCTTTCGTTCTTTTTCAATTTTAAAATCCTCTATTTCAGAAATCTTATCTTCAAGTTCAGATAACTTTTCTAATTGAGCAATAAGCTTAGATTGATTGGCTCCTTTATCTTTTAAATTTTTAAGATTTTCTAATTCTTTTTGAAGCTGTTTTTCATAATCATCTTTTTTCTTTATGAATTGTTTATCCTTATTTTCTTGTTGCTTTCTGTACAAATTAGATTCTTGATATTTTTTTTGAAAAAAACTCTTTGCTTTATCTTTAATGTCAAGATCACTTATTTTAGAGCGTACTTTTTCATTAACCTTTTCTCCTATTTTTCCAGCAATCAATGGTATTAGTGCATCTATCATAAGAGTATATTAAATTTATTCTTTTTCATTTTTAAGTAATGATAATATTTCATTAAGACTTATATAGTTAATGTCTAAAATAGAAATATTAAAATCCTTAACAACTCTTTTAGAAATTTCCATTAATTTTTTATACATTGAAGAAATTTGGCCTAAACTAGATGAGCCTGGGAAATGCCAAGGAATATTCAACATTGCTTGATTGCAATGATATTGAATACTCTTCTTGGCATTTTTGACATTGGATTACATGTGGCATTAAACCTAAATTTAATATTGGATCTAATTTGAATAAGGCTTCAATTACTTTACGATCTTGAATCTCATACAATTTTGTGTATGCGTCTTTTATTGATAAATCAGAAATTAGGCTTCCAGCTAGATAAGCTATATCCATATCTACATTTGAAATGGAATTAGACAATTCTATAAGATCAAAATATTTTCCTATTGTCATGGGCTTAAACTTTAATATTTCCCCATTATACTCCACAGATAATTTTTCCACTGTCTCTAATGAATTAAATTCTAACGAATCTAAATCTAATGCAGAAATATTTGAAGCAGCGCAATGAGGGCATTTAGTTGCGATGTCATAAGGATCATCTAAATTTTTTGCTAATGATGGAAATTTACGAAGAATTGAAATATAAATAAAATCATACCAACACAAATCATAAGGATTAAAATCATGACTAAAATGAATTCCCTTAAGACACATATCTATGTATTCTTTAACTGTACGAACATTTTTTTCGTCTAATACTTTTGGAGATAAGAATTTTAATTCCCCAAATGAAAATAATCTATATGATATTTCAAAATTAGCAGGATAAAATAAACCACTAGATGGAAGATCAGACCCAGATAAAACTCCACCCTCTATGTATGGGTTATTCTTTTTAACAACATCTGATTCTTCTCTAAATATTCTTTCGTTTTGCATATATTAAATAAATTATTTACGAGTCATTGAAGCTATAATAAATTCTACAGTAAATAGAATAAATTCCCCAGAAGAATTACTTTCTCTAGTTACAGAGCCTTTAGGACATATGTTATATAATGTACTCCAAACTTTTTTGCCTCTATTATCATACCTGTATACTTCAATAGTTTTTAATGAAGATTCAATTGGAAGTACATAAGTATAATTTCCAAGTATTTTAGAATTACACCAATTTTCAAAATATTTTTCTAAAACGCATTTATCTGTATCATAAAATGTTATAGATAATGAAGGAGCGGCATATCCATCTATTACGTTTAGTCCAGCCATTCCAATATTAAAAGTGTGTTCTGACATGCTAAACACAGGTTCAGTTACACTTTGAGCTGGAAAGAATTTTTTAAATGGTTCTGGAGCATCCTTATCTAAAAGCCGTATATCCCATTTATTAGTTTTTGCCCATTCAATAGCCAACAATTGTTCCTTAGCTTTTAAATATGGCTTAACAGATTTTATAGATGAACTTGACGTTGCCATTTTATGTTAATATTAATATTCTCTTTAATAGAGAACATTTAAAAATATATTAACAATGATAGTCATAAAGTGAAATGATCTGATCCTTGTCAAGAGAACTTAAAATTTTTTCAACATAATTATTCCAAAAAATAGACCATTCTTCACAGTCTAGATGTTGAAACATATCACAAGAAATAAATCCATGATCAGACAATATAGCACAACATATAGGTCTAAAATAAATTTCGTCAAGGTCGACTTTAGAAATTTCAGTTTTTCCAGTATATTGAATAATATCTTCTTCATACCCGTCCTCATCAATTTCTTTTTTTCTTTCTAAAAGAGGTATTTTTTCTATTACGTCTTTTTTAAAATAATCCATTCCACTGTGAGTAGATTGAGAAAACTTTAAATAGTTATTCAATAATTCAATAGGATTTTCAGAAATCACTAAAACTAATCCATGAGACATAGAATTTACAATAATTAACATTAAGGAGATTCAACATTGAATCTTCCATGATTATTTATACATATAACATTTTTAAATGTACATAAGTATTTTAAGTTTTTTTAATTTTTATTTTATTATAACCTTTTTGAATGTCTTTTTTCCTATTTGAACTATATCTCCAGTTTTTAGAGTTATATTAAATGTAGAAATTGGCTGTGTATTTATTTTAATAGCTCCTTGTGATATATACGTTTTTGCTATTGATTTAGACTTAATAAAATCACAAGTATACGTTAAAAATTCAATTATATTAGAATATGCAGAAGTTACTACAATCTCATCAATCATATTATTTTCTCTTTTCTCAAATAAAGAAATACCTTTTTCTAAACATTCAAATGCAATTTTTTCTCCTCTACATAATTTAGTAGTTTCAAAGGCAAGAATTTTTTTTAATTGATTGATATTTGTGTTCCTTTCTATTAAATCATTTAGTTTTTTAATTGAAATATCAGTAAACAAATATAAAAACTTTATGGTGTCATCATCTGAAACATTTCTAAAATATTGAAAATAATCAAAGTCTGAAAGTAATTTATTAGATAACCAAATTGCTCCATTTTCACTTTTACCCATTTTTTTACCATCAGATGTTTCTATTAATGGACAAGTTATTCCAAATATTGTATCCTTTTCTTTTCCTTCTTCTAAATTAACGCGATTAATTAACTCAATGCCCTCTGTAATATTACCCCACTGATCAGACCCACCAATTTGCATATTACATTTATGTTTTTTATACAAATGAAGAAAATCATAACTTTGAATAAGCATGTAATTAAATTCAGTAAAACTCAACGGCTGTTCTCTTTGGAGACGCATTTTTACTGAATCCATAGTGTTCATTCTATTTATAGTAAAATGCTTTCCAATGTCTCTTAAAAACTCTACATAATTAATTTTAGAAATCCACTTATCATTATTCAAAATTTTAATATTCTTTTTAAAATTAATAAATCCAGTAAGATTAGATTCTATTCCTTTTTGATTTTGCTTAATTTGTTTGTATGATAATATTTGTCTAGTTTTATCTTTTCCAGAAGGATCTCCAATTTTTGTAGTGCCACCTCCTAAAAGAACTATTATATTATGGCCGTATTTTTCAAAAATTCTTAACATCATTATAGTCATTAAATGACCTATATGTAAAGATGGAGCGGTTAAATCAAATCCAGCATAAACTGTTAATTTTTTATTTTCTTGAAGATACTTTTTTAGTATATGTTCATTAGCAATATCCTTAATAAATCCTCTAATTTTCAATTCTTCAAGAAGTGTCATACTAAATTCTATATGTTATTTTATACGGTATATTTATTCATATAATGAAATAAAATCTTTTCCATATTTTTCTTTACAGTATTTTAAATAAGGTTGCATTTCATTTTTGCATAAAATTTCTATGCTACTAATAGAAGTTGCTTTTAATAAGACGTCTTCAGAAATGAAATTTTTAATTTCAATGTATTTTCCACACGGTAAAATAAAGTCTGGATAATACTTACGTTTTTCTCCTTTTGAATTTATATATTCAAATGATTTTGTATTACGTTCAAAGGGAATATTATGTTCTAAGTTGTATATGATGTATGCTAATTCATAAGAAGAATCAGACCAATATCCTTTATACCACCCAGATTTTCCTCTTGAACTTTTTGGATTGTATTTTCCTGGTTTTCCTTTATTTGCTTTTGAAATTTTTAATTTATGTTCTTCTGTAATAGATTTTCCTTTTAAAGGACTTTTTCTACCTTTTAAGGAGGTTGAAAGTTTCTCTTTAGTTTCTGATGAATGTATTTTTCCTAATTTTCCTTTTAAAGGACTTTCTTTTCCTTTTAATGATTGACTTATTTTAGTTCTAGTTTCTTGAGACAAAACTCGCCCTTTTTGATTTTCTGAAATTTTTAATCTAGTTTCTAAAGAATGTGATTTTCCTTTTAAAGGACTTTTTCTACCTTTCAATGAATTTGAAATTTTTAAACGACTTTCAACAGAATGAATTTTTCCCTGTTTTCCTTTTAAAGGATGTGGTAGTCCTTTTCTACCTTTCAATGAATTTGAAAGTTTCTCTTTAGTTTTGAATGAAACTATCCTAGAATTAGAGCATGATTTTGAACAAAATTTTCCTGAGCCATATTTTTCTACTACTTCTTTTTGACATTTTTGACAATTATACATATCTTAATTTTAAATTCTATTAAGATATGATTATTAAAAATTAAGTAAAAATCGTGCCTATTAACTTAATCTAGCCGCTGAGCTATAAGGGCACTTTGGTTGAAACGCTGGGAGTCGAACCCAGACTGCCGGTATGCAAAACCGGAGTGCTAACCATTATCACCACATCCCCAAAATGTGAAAAAACTATTCTCTATCAAATAGTCCTAATTTGTAAAGAAAACGAGATCTTAAAGACCATAAAATAGAAGGCGGGCTTCAATTTTCTTTACTATTTTTCACTGCTCTTTTATAGAAAAGAGAAACTGAATAAAAATATATGCATACATAAATTAGCTCATTTTAAGCGCTAGCTATACTTATTATTTTTATTCATTTAGTATATAATTGCAAATTATAAAAAATAATGAGTATTTTAAAAAATATTAAAGATCAGCGCCTTTAATATTTCCAGGAGATTCGCGACTAATAGTAATTTTTGTTGCTACAGCGTTGTCTTGAATAATTCTAACAACTCTTGTAACTAAGTAATTCCCAGAAAAATATTCTTCATTTCCTTTTGTTTCTTTATTAAGGTCAAGATAGATTTTATCAAGCAATTTTATTGGATTAAATTCACCAATAGTTGTAACTTCTAAAGAATATTTAGAATAATTTGACAAAGCAAACATATTATAAACTTTGGCTTGTGCATAATTATTATTTGCATGTAAACTTATTTTATTGATATTTTTTTCTATTTTAGTATTTTTTGAATTTTTATCAGTAGTAGAAAGCAAAGTGTTCATTTTACATTCTTTTGTAAAAAAACTATTTGTTGATGGATTAAAATTTAATATAGTAGTGTCATTAGCTGCCCATGTATTATAGAATCCATAATTTCCAGCAGATCCAGAAATTGCTGATATTAAAAGATCTTTATCTTCTGTTTTTGTGTATCCCATTTTATAGTCATACGAAGCGGAAGTAAATGATTTTACAATATCTTTAATTATAAATTTATTTTCAATTGCAGAACAACCTAATGATAAAAATCCATTGTCTATATGAGAATTGAACCATAAATATTCAACAAAGTTTTTATCAGAAATTCCAAATTGAGTCCAATCTTTTCTATCAGTAGAAATAGAAGTATTAGAAATAATTTCAAAATATTGTGAAATTATTTGTTTTAATAACTCTACAGAAGTTTTATTTGAATAAACTTTACACTTAGAAGTTTTAGAATACGTCGGTTTATATAAAGTAGCGGTAAGATATATTATTTTAGCGTCATTGGTGGACTCACTAACTTGAAGTATTTGAAGATTTATGTATTTAAGATCTTTTATATTTTTACCTAAAGCAACTTTTAAAATTGCCCCTTCATTCATATATGAAAGACTTTTTATATCATTAAGAATAAATGAAATTTTAAAAACTGGAAGTAATAATCCACATTCTTCTATTGCAACAAATGATTGTAAATCCTTAACTTTAATTAAAGATTTTTGATTCTCATCAGCCAAATCAAAAATCCATTGACCATCAATTCCAATCATATTACAAATCTGAAAAAGTAATGGCGTTAAATGCTTTTGTAATTTTAAGATCTTCAGAATAAATGCTTTTTATGAGATTTGAAAGCCTTACAATTAATTTAGGTGCAGCCTGTGATCCCTTTATAGATTTAACTATATGATACTTTGTTTTATCATTAGAAACGAATTCTTCTAACTCTAGTGCTTGATTTATATTGTTTGGTAAATTTTCTTCTTCGTAATGCCAAAAATCGCCTTCATTTGTATCTTGACACAAATCTTTATATTTAAAAACAGCATTATAAACTGAAAAAATACTAGATACATCGTAAAATCCATCTTCGCCTAAAGGAAGATACGAAATGCTTATTCCGCCAAATTCATTTGTATTTATTACTCTACAAAATAAAATTCCTAAAGTCTCTCCATATTGATCGCAAAGATTGTATGCATTTTTTACTTTAGATTGAGTAGCCTTTTCAAGAAAAGAATATACTTGTTTATTATTTGGATTTATTTTTTCAGCTCCAGTAAATGCAATTTTAGAAAAATCGTCATTTGTTATATATGAATATTTAGAAGCTTTTTTAGTTTTAATAAGCATACAATTTATTTAAATTAATGTCCATTTATATTACACAGACTGATAAAGTAAATAACAACTACTTTATGATTTTCCTGTTAAAATTTGAATAACTGTAAAGAACTTTTTCAAGATCGTCAATTGAAAAAATCTTAAGAACTACTCCCAATTCTAATTCCATAATATTTGTTATACCGTTATATAATAATATGTATGGCCAGTATTGAGAATCTCCATATATGTTATATGCCACGACATCAGGACGGTATGGATATTCTGAAATTTGGTATTGCCCAATATTTGGAAATTTTTTTATTTGATCTAAAATAGGAGACTGTAAAATATCATAATACTCTCCATTAAAATCAATAAAGCGTTCTAAATCAAATCTGTTTTTATATTCAAACTCTTTATTTATGTAAAAATTAGATTCTGCCATAATTACTCAAGAATTAATTTACATTTTATTTTATATTGGCTTTCTAAATATTTAATAAAATCTTTAATTTGTGGAGAACTATAATTTACTGATTCACAATCTTTTTGCATATAGTCTTTAGAAGCTTCTGTAAAACCATTAGAATCAGCAGACGCGATTAATTTATCAGAACTAACATCGTCATTTGGAAAAAAACCAACTAAGCCTTTAGTTTTTTTATCTTGCTTAACAATAACGTCTTCTGTTGTTGCAGCTTGTTTATATTTTATAAGCATATACTATAAGAATCTATTTTTAATCTGAGAATATCTATTTAAAGAATCAGAAGATCCATGTTTCTTAAGAAGATTATTATTCTTATTTATAAGAATTTCTATTTCATTTTGAATAGTTGAATCATCAATTCTCAATTGACCATAATTGTATTTAGTTTCTATTAGTGAAATATATTTCTCAGCCATTTTATTAAATTTACCTATTGCTCCAGAAGCTCCATGAGTATACTGACGAATAGTTCTTAATAAATCTAAGTATAAATATGAATTAATGCTTAATTTATCAGAAGAAACTTTATACATTTCTATTTTTTTATTCTTCGAATACTTATTATGGTATTCATTTATTGTTTTATCTGTACAAGCTAATGTAGTTTCTAATGATTGAAATGGAATGTAAGAATTCAAATATTCATAAATACTTTGCACATCTTTTGGAATTTTATAAGCTTTTATATAATTAAAAACCTCGTCATCCTTTAGTTTTACAAATTTTACATTACTTTTTAAAACTACTACAGAACCAAAAGTTTTTGTTGCTACGCTTGTTAATTCGTCTTTAGATACAACTAGACTAGAAACCTTAGAAGCTATATTTAAATCAGTTACATTTTTTAAACCAACATAAATATATCTACCAATAGGAGATACTTTTCCATTAGCCAATGTTAATTTAGAACCTTTTCCTTGAGTATAATTTTCTATTTTTATATCATTTTTAAGACCATGCTTTCTTAATAACAATTCAAAATTATTGTCTCCATATATTCCATTTATTTTAATTATAGTAGAATACCAATCACCTTCTAAAAAAGAATATTTTGCATCACACCATCTGTATTGTTCAGTATCTCCAAAAGTAGAAGATAAAGAGGCCGTATAGTAGTTTCTATCTGATTTTAAATAAGCTACTAAGTCTAATGCGGCTTTTTTAGTTATTTCCTTAGCTTGATCTTTTGTTAAATTTGAAAGTTTATATTTAATGAGCATATACTTATGTTAATAAATTGTAGATATTCCTAATGAGATTTGTTGTAAATCCCTATCACTTAAAGATTTTAATTCTTCTAAAATGTAGTCTTCATCGCTTAAATCTCCATTTATTTTGTTTCCTAAAATTTTGTGCATTTTGTTAATTTTAGAATCAGACACTTTTCCACTATTTTCTATATAATATATGTCTTTAGCTAATTCATTTATATCAACAGAAGATTTTTTTTGGCTTGAAGAATATTGGTCATTGACGTAATCAACTAGACTTCCCCTATTATCAAGAGTAAGAAATTCGTCATTATCTTGGTCTTCTAAATAAACATCTTTAGATTTTGTATCAATTACAATAAAAATATTTTTAGAATTTTTAGTTGAAGATGGTAGAGCATTCTTAAGAATAAGCGTAATTAATTTTAAAGCAACAGAAGAACTTTTAGAACCCCCAATAGATCTTATTTGAGATATTAAATCAATGTAATTATCTTCAATAGAATCATCTATTTTAAATTTTTTAAGACTGTCTGAAGTTTTATATTTAATAAGCATACTTTAAAAATAATTTATGATTTTAACAATATAGAAATATCTTGTTTAGACATAGCTGTGTATTTTTCTATTCCACCAGCAGTTTGTAAAGTTTCATATTTAAAAGACATTTCAAATAATTGTGATTTTGCACCAAAACACATTATGTACCAAACATTAGAGTCGTATGTTTCGACAATCACAGATGTACTGGACTTTATAGTAGCCAAAAAAATAGCTTTTTGTTTTTGATCTTTCATATTAGAAAGAAATAGAGATAAAATCTCTAATTGATTTTTATCTAAATTTGCAAATTTCCTTTTAAGTAGCATACCATTAAATAATAAATTTCATTAAGCTCTACGAATTTCTAAATCCATATATTTACCAGCAATCGTTGTTTCCATTAAAGCAGCGTCTGAAGCAAATTCAGGAACTTGAACATCTGTAGGATACCAATTTTTAATTATATAAATCTGATTTGCTTTTCCAGCTGCAGTTGTTGAAGTTAATTTAATATCTCCAGTTCCATCTTTACGAGATAATGTACCAGACAATAATGCATTATTCCAAGCCGTACAGAGATTTCTTATAATAGCATTTTCCAATTCAAACGCGGTAAATTGCCATTCCCCATTAGTTAAAACGTTTACTGGCTCTTCCCATTTAAGCCCGTGTACATTAAATTCCCCAGTTTCTACTTGATACTTTGGAGTATCAGCAGATTTAACAATTCCAGCAATTGTAGAATTATCTATAATTCCAGAAATAACGGGCCTACGAATAAACTCAATAGTCCATTTATGTGTCTTTTGTAAATTAGGAAGTTGTAAAAGCCCTGATTTTGTAAGTTTCTTTGTAGCCATATATCTATATCAAATTAATTATTAAACACTATAAAGTTATTATTAGCTGTAAGATTCAAGTGTATTTTTTCAATTCCGTATGCTGGAGTCAAATAAACATCTACATTTAATTCGCTATTTACAATATTTTGCTCTGTATTATTTTCTCTATTACATTGTACTTCAAATCCGTAAATTCCACCTTGCGATTGAATATCACTTAAAAATTGACCAAGTACGTCTTCAATTGTAGACATTACTGAATCAGCTTCTTCATTCATATTATTCAATTCGAATAAGAAAGGCTCAAGAGCTTTTCTCATTGCTGGCTTCATGTAGTTAAATAAGAGACGAACGTGGAATCTATCAAATGCTGTAGGAGCAATTTGAAGAGTTCTTTCACCCCAAGCTTTAATTCCTTCGCCATAAGAAAATCTTATTGGATTAATCCCATTGTCGACTAAAATAGATTCTTCTTCCTCTTCAAAATGTCTACGAACATCAGTTACATTTAATGTTGCGCGTGTATTAGCTATAATTTCCCACGGTTTACCAGAATCCCAAACAGCTACAGCTTTTGCAGCCATAAGACCAGATGGAGAAATCCAAACCTTACGCCCAATTTGAGAATCAGTAACTTCACAGTGTCCAGAATAAATTACGCCATAATTAGAAGCAGAATTTAAATCAGTAGTTTTGTATTGAACAATTTCGTCCATAAAATTATTGGCATCTTGTACGTCAATAGGCACAGATAAAATAAATGCGCAATCTCCTCTTTTTTCGCAAATATCAATAATTTCTTTTTGAAATCCAGGAAGAGTAATACCAAAATCAGAAATAAATTGAATACTGTACTTCTTTGTATTCCTAAATGGTTGAAGAGCTGCAATTAAATCAGCTTCAGAAATTGAAGCGTCTGAAAGTCCCTTTGCTAATGCAAGACCTACTGTAGAATTTTCCTTAATAAGTGTACTAGAAGAAACGTTTACATTTGCGCGAGCTCTTAAATATTTAGATCCCTTTAACACTTCTTCAACAAATAATGAAGACCCGTATTTAGATTTTTTATCTTTATCAAATGAACAAATATAAGCTTCCCCAGTATTATACCCCTTATAGAATATTTCAAGATAAAAGCACCCAGGTTCTTTTACTAAAATTTGATTAGTGGAATAATTTGTAGTTTTTATTTCAATTAAGTTTGCCCAATCTCCAGGATTTGCTCCATAAAATAATACTGATGCTTGATCTATTGAAGCTAAAATCGTAACTTCATTATTTACAATTTTAAAACTTGAACCAAGCCCATCATCACTTAGTGTTAAAATTGTAGGAGTTGCTGCAATTGCATTTGCTTTAGAAGAAGCTATTTGTATAAATGGAGAAATGCCTTTAACTATGTAATAATCAGTATTTGCAACTATTTCAACTGGAAAAGTATCAGCAGTATCTTTTGTAAAACGAACCTTATCTCCAGTTTTAGATTTTTCAAAAAATAAAGCAGTTGTTTGAATTTTATTGTCGGCAGAAATCACTGTAATTGCAGATTCACCAACAAATGGC